AGTTGTAATAACAGTGTCCTGATTACCACCATATAGTGATGTTAAGTTGTTTGATGAAATGTTAGCCATAGTTTTACTTTATGTTATATTGACGATACTGTCTAGGTTGCCATACTGAAGTTAGTCGTGTGTGACCACCACTCCATTTGCCAAGATTGTTTTGGTCATTTACAATGTTCCACGCATTATCGTATTTGCTTGCATACACTGCGGCATCTTCTGCGTTGTGACGCTTAATGTAATATTCACGCAATGTAGAATATACATAACCCTCTGCCCAAGTTTGTAATACAGGATTACTTTGAACTGTTTGGTCTATGATAATAATGTCTGTGATTGTTCCACCAGCCGGTGACGATCCACCTGTAACACTTACTTGAATAGTTGTGCTATCTACAATAGATGTAACGATTGCTGTTGTAAAGTTAGTTCCTAGACTACCTGTTCCTGCTGTTGCACTGATATGATCGCCAACTGTTAATGCTGATGTTTCAGTCATTCCACTAATAGCAATTAACCAAGGACCACTACCACTGATAGGATTTACGCTACCTGTATCACTAACTAATGTATCATCTAATGGTGCAAACAATAAAGGCCACGCTTTGTAATAATACATATTGATAAGATCGCCTGCCGCAACATATGGTAAGAACTGATATTTGTCATAAACTTCACTGAACTTACCACGAATAACTGCTGGAACATTGACTGGTTGTAGATATAGTTGTGCTACCATACCTTGTGTAATGATATCTCTATCACCGATTCTATCATATACAATCCAAGGACCTGTTTGACTACTTTGTGATCCTACTGTTGTAAAATCAATAGTTCCACTTACCGTGCCACCATTGGCTACTGTCAATGTAATGACTGATCCAATAGTTGAACTTGGTGCCGCATATACACTTGCGCCTACACCAATGCCTGTTCCGGTTACAATCATACCAACTTGAATTTGTTGATTTGGGACACTTGTTAAAATAATCGTAGTTTGCCCACTTATACCAGTTGCGGTTGCACTTGTGTTATATTGTTGTCCTTGTTTGAAGAACAATATAGGCTTGTTCATATCGCCCGGAATAGGAATATGTCCCATTGCGTCTGCTATGCCAATGTTTTCTGGCGCATATGGATCACTTCGTAATGCGGGTAATTCAATGTTACGCATTGATAACTCAGCCATAAAGATACATTTCTTTATTTCATCGTCATTAGTTGAGCCTGTGAAATCTTTGATGAATGTTACTAAGTCATTGCCTGTTGGGATTTGAAACATTTTTAATGTCCTCTAAAGAATTTTTGTTGTCCTACTTTTGTAGGGTATGATACTTCTACTGGAATAGGTAGTTTGCCACCGGGGTAACATACATATTGTGGGTATTCTGTCTCTACTACACGATAGAACTGAGCCTTTAATGTTCTGTCGTTTTTGATTGCTTGCCAAGGTATGCCACCAAAATATTGGTCACTAATACGAATACTAATAACTGTTGGTAGTTCCATCCATTTGTATGTTAGTTTGCCATCTTCACCGATTGGTGCTAATGGATCAGGCACTCCCATTTCAGCGGCGTGTTTGTAGTTCTTTACACGTGCTTTTATTTCTTCAATGTTCTGTTGTTCTCTTGTAATAAAGAACTTACCATCTTGGCGACCTGTAGTCACTTTGATGTTATTTGCTTTATTCCAATCTGTTCGTGTCCAATCACCCTTCATATTATTATAAAGTTTATCATTTTGTAGTAGTTTGTCTGCCACGCCATTATGATTGGTAATCATTCCACCGTTATCCTGTCTGTAAAAGTTTAAGTTCTTTTCAGGATCTGTGTTGTCTAAGTATTCGGGATTATTTATATTGCTCATAGTATGTATTTAGTGTTTGTTGATTATTGCTCTCACTAACGAAAAAGCCCCTTTCGGGGCCTTTGTTATTTGTTTTCTAAATATTAAAAACTTTTTTAATATATATTGTTATTCGTTCTAACCAAGTATATTGTCGCACTTGTTGAAGGATAGATTTAATCTGTATGTCTAATGCTTGTTCATTTGGATGTTTCATTTCTAAGTAGGGGAGTTTTCTCCCCTTTCCTTTCTTATTTACTTGCTATCTTTTCTAACGCATCTGCTATTCTACTTAGATGCCATTCCATATTGTGTAGAATGTCTCCTTGATACTCACCAAAATCATTCTTTTTATATAACTTCTTATCTAATGTTTCAGCGATTTCGCCTAACACTTCACAGATTTGTTCGTTTTGTTCGTTAGTCATTTTTTCTCCTTTTGTCTAAATGATGTATCTATTATACACAAGCCGTAGGTAAATGTAAAGTTATTTGGTTAACCTCAATATAATATGGATAAAAAACTTCCAGGCACGCCTCATTTTTATTATAACACCAGTGAAATATCTACACAATCTTAAAGGGCAAAAAAGGAGACCAAGTCTCCCTTTTTGTTGTATCAAAATTCTTGTAAGAATTAAGGTGTAACGTCGCCTGGACCGAAGTTTGTTCTTTGAACAGTTGCGGCTGGACGCAATGCTGTAACCAATGAACCAGTGTTAGTGATGTTGTTTAACATACCAACGCCTGCTGGGTTACGCACGATGAGCGTGCCTTCCATAATAAATTGATCCAATGAAGCGTCAGCATTACTGAATACTTCGTTGTTAGGACCTAGGTCACGCAATGAACCAAACTGCAATACTTCTTCGTTTAGGAAGTAGATTGAGTTAGATACGCCTGCGCTATCCATAATCCAAGAATCATACACTTCGTATGTATAGTTGAAGTCGCCTTCATAAGTTTGAATCGTGTCACCACGCTCAACGTTACGACGGTTAACAGATGTATTTGAACTTACAATGTTATCACTGATGATTGTTCTCAAACTTGTTGGAGCAACCATTGTGCGAATTTTTGCATTGTAACGCTGTTCAGCAACAGTTACTAACTGCTTATACAATACTGGACTGAACACTTGGTTAGTGAAAGTGCCAGAATAGTAGTAACTACCATTAGCATAAATGCGTAATGCATTACTGATTTGTGTAGAACTATCTGTATCTTCGTTATTGAAGAATGTATCTAAGCCACTGATTGAACCAGATGTTGTATTGAAACTCATTGAACCTGCAAAAGAGGCTAATGAACCCATACGACGACCTGTTTGACCAGCTGGCAAGCCACTTGCTGTTCCTGTTTGACCAGCATACTTAGTGCCGATTTGGTCGTTACGAACAAGTTGTAACTCAACGTCAAACATCATTTGAATCAATTGCTTGACTTCTTGGTATGCTTGTGGGTCACCACCAGATTGCATAACTGCACGTGCTGTGCCTGAAGCGGCAATAACTGTGCTGAAAATCTGTGTGTAGTTACCTAAGTTGTAACGCTGATTGCTTTCCGCTTGTGACGTAGCAACTGTAGCACCTTCAACTTGCGCTTGAACTTCAGGCGCACGATAAATGTCGTCTGTCCATAAAGGCAATGTTGAATTAACTTTGCGCTTCTTGGCCATACACATATTAAGCACTGGGGTATCGTCTTTTACACGATTGGATACATCTAAATCTAAGTCCTTGACAACGATATCTGAGCCGTATGCTGTTGTTCCGTTACCAATTTGACTGGTTGTAATTTCTGCCATTTTATTCTCCTTGAATGTAAATATAGGCTATATTTTATCTACCACCTCTTGCACCACGAATTTGTGTTAATCGTTGTGTTAAGAGATTGTCTGCGGCTTTTTTATCACCGCCCTTGGCTTGTTCCCGAAGTTTGCTTAAGTCATCACCACCACTTTTTTGTGTTGATGATCCACGGCGTTGCGTTAGCACTGCCATACTTGATCCAGCTGACTTAGTAGAAGGTTTGTCTCTATAGCGTAATCCATCTCTTACTAAACTTAGTAAGTTCTCATCACTACTGATGAGGTCAATGTTAGGAACACCAGGTATGATTTCTTGTCTGGCTTGAGGCCATAACTTCGTAACCTTATCACGCAATTCATTATAAACATATTCGTTTTTCAACTCTTTGTCTGTAAATCCTTTACGTGCCTGATCCAATCGTTCTGTCACTTGTTGAGCACGAACTTGCCTGAACTGGTCTATCTGTGGCTTCATCTGTCCTATTACGGATTGTTGTTGCCTGATATACTGTTCGTTCTGTTGCATTGCTGCCTGAATCCTTGCTTGCGTTGCAGGATCATTAGTGCGCTGTATCTGCTGTTGAAATGTTGTTTGATAGTTTTGTGTTTTCACAATCTCATCATACGCTTTTTGCAACTGCGGTTGAACGGTAAATTCCATCGCTAAAGTCAAACCCTCTTGCTGTGCTCTTTGATGATTGAGATATTCATCAAACTCAGCCTTCTGGATTTTCAATTCTCTTGCTTCTTCGTGTATTGCTGATCCCTGACCTAATATTGCCGCGGCTTTTTTAGCATCTATTACGACTTCTTTACCATTTCGCATAAACTTGAACTTAGCGTTCGGGTTTGTATCTGCGAATTCAATAAAGTCAATCAAATCATCTGCTGAACTCTCATTACTACCAGTAGTTACCTCTTGAGGGCTATCTGTTTCTTGGTTGTCGCTAACATTACTATCATCATTGGTATCACCAACTTCGGCTTCAGCATTTTCGCTGGGTGCCACAGGGCTTGAAGTATCTGCCGATTCATCTTGACCTGTTGCAGGTTGTGTTGTAGTCCTTGTTTGGTTACGCAAATCTAACATTGCGGCCATCTTCTGGGCTATTGATCCATCACTTACTGCACTTTGACCTGTGACCGCACCACTATCGGTGTTAGGACTTGTCGTTGTTTCCATTTATGTTTCCTTATGTTTTATCTTCGGGCACTAACGTGTTACCGAGCTTATTTTTCAAATATACTGCTTTTTTCAAAGAAGTAATGAAACTGTCTATTCCAGCGAGTTCGTTACATAACGATACTCGTTGCATATTATCTTCGGGTGTATGACCTCTTATACTTGATAATGTGTCAGCACACTCAAACTTAAAATGATGCACAAACATTGCTAAATCTTTATTCTTTAATAATGCTTCTGCTTGACTTCCGTAATGTCTAACTCTGTCCTGTTGTGCTGGAGTTAGTTTGTTTATATTACTTAAATCAACTGTTAATCTGTTGTTGTAAAATTCTATTGCTTTGTCGTCTATCATTTCTATTCCAATGTTATATTCTATTTATACATTTATATTACGAATAAACTTTTGGATCTCCTGCTGCCATACTCATAAAATCAAGTTGAGTTTCAGCATCTTCTCCAGCAACTTCCATTTGTATTTGTCTTGCTTTTACATCGTCAAGGTTAGCACTACTTAAACGCTTCTTATCTTCTGGAGAAGGCTCACGGTTCTTCATTGCTTCAGCACCTTGCTTAATCATCTGTTCTACTTCTTCGTCACTTGGTAGATAACTATCACAATCTTTTACGCCTAAAACATACAATGTATCAGCGAATGGCTTCTTGACCTTTTGATATATTTCTTTAGTCAATGTGCCTGATTGAACCATACTTGTAGTTGTAGTGTATAAATCTTGTTGGCACTTCTGTATGATTTGTAATCTGCCCAATGCATTTTCTTCGCTCATCATACCCAAACTTAGTTCCATACGAATCTGTTTTCTGTCACAGAAGTTCATATCGTCCCAAGACACATAATCTAAGTATATAGGTTGTTTGTCAGGGTGGAAATTTTGAGCAAGTTTCTTAACACCATAATCATCACCATATTGAATTAATGTTCTCCATATCAACCAAATCGCTTCTTTTAGACCCTCAGCACTATTACGAACTGTGTTGTCTTGTATGATTTGATTAGGCGTCAATGCTAACTGTAGTTTGATACCACTGTTGCCCGGAGCCATTACTTCTGGATTGAACACATCACTTGGTGTAGTCATACCAACCATAGCCATTGTGTCTTGCTGAATACGATTCATCGCAACTTCCAAGAATTGTAAGTTTCCGCTTGGGGGAGGCAATTGGTAGATATCTTTTGTTGGATCAAACTTGCTGTCTAATATAAAGATAGCACTTTCACCATCTTGTAACATCTCAAAATCTAATCTGTCTGGCTTAACACCAATACGAGGAGTTGCTGTTAATAGCCCAAGTTGTATTTCTGCACGTGCGGCTGATGTATTGTATTCTTGCATAGGTATCACTGATTCAGCGACACTCATACCATAGAAGTTGCCTGGTAATGGCTTAGGACACATATTAGCAACAGGAATAAATTCTACTTCTTTTGCGCTGATAATGTATGAACCACTATAGATAATTTCTACAAGTTCTAACTCACCATCACCATCAATATCATATTTGTTCCATACAGTAACAACTGTTACTTGACGACTATCTGGGTCTGCACTACTTGCACTACTTACAGGAATACCCATAACTGGGACACTATCACGTGCGTGAATAGCAAGATTGTTTAATACACTACCTGCTTGGTATGCACCATTCATATTGTATTCTGCGTGAGTTCTAAATTCTTCTAAGTTGATGCTTGGATATAAATCTAATGCTTCTTGGATACTCATTGGATCGTAGTAACCACAAAATGGTTGATTTCTCATCTCAGGAACTGTAGGATCACATATCCAATAGTGTTGGGCAATAGGGTGAAATCTAACATTGATATTATAACCAGTTAGTTTATATTTTGCACTATAGATTGTATTGCGATTGATAGCACTGTTAAGTATTTCTTCTTGGCTTTCGGCAGATCCAGCTTGTATCTCTGCTTGTTCCATTGCCATCATTTCTGGATCCATATCTTCTGGCATTTCCATCATACTATTCATACGACTTTCTACCATAGTTTTTGCTAACTCACCTTGTTGTTCGCCAAGTAGTTGTTGAACTTCAGCAATAACTTTTTCCATTTCAACACTAATCTTACGCTTACTTTGACGCAATGCTGTTAATCCACTTTCACCTGCTTGTTGCTCAAATGCTTTTAGTTGGTCATTTGTGCCTTGTGTATCAATATAACGAACGATAGGCTCACGTATGGGCTTAATCATCATCATACCATTTTTGTGCATCATAGCATCCATAATCCAACGTTCTAATATAAAGTGTGGATCATTCATTTGATTGACAACCTTACTGACCATATCAGTTGCTTGTCTGGCTGCTATTTCATCTTCTTCTGTATCTGCTACAAACTCAAAGTTGATTTCACCATTGGGCATTAGACCTTTAGCAACTACTGCTGTTGCGTAATCTACAACTGGCTTTACACTTGGGTGAATATAGTCAATGCCATTTACAGGCGCTGTTGAGTCGGTTACAGCAAGACAGAGATAGTGATAGTCACTTGCACGATTTACAGCATTCTTTGTGCCAAGATAACGCAAGTAACTTGCCATCTTAACATCCATAAGATTCTTCATACGGACAAAATTAGCGTTAATCTTTCTGTTTTGATTGATGTTTTCAATTGGGATATTTTTGATATCTAACATAATGGGGCTTTTACCTTTAGTATCTACTATTTAGTCTTAGGCTTTTCCTCTGTGTCCTTAGCGGTTTCTTTCACAGGTTCTTCTTTTTTGCCAAAGATAATATCCCAGTTATCTCTAACCTTTTTAACATCCTCTTGTCTGCGATTACTGCCCTTGCTCAATGGTAGTCTCCTGGCAAGATAATCTTAGGACGAGTTAGTTCATCTACTGTATCTTTAAGATTACAGGCCTGACATTCTAAATCAAGTGAGTCCTCATCTTCCATTTCATAGATTGTATGTGGCACTTCTGCTATCATCATTATTTTCTCAAACATCTTTGCGTGTGTTTCACACATTATTGTAGGGAGATTATCTCCCACTGTTGCTAAAAACTTACTATTCATATTATTTCCTCAAATAGATTATTGTATGTAGTCTTGGGCTTACACTCTTGCTCCCAATGACTAATGCGTTTAGTTGCTATCTCAACATAGTTTGGGTCAAGTTCTATGCCAGTATAGTCAAAGCCAAGTTCTACTGCCGCACATCCTGTTGAGCCACTGCCATTAAACGGATCTAATATATGACCATTAGGTGGTGTGACTAACTTGATAAGATATTTCATTAGTTCTATTGGCTTTACTGTTGGATGATTGTTTCCTACATCACTACTACGCTCTGTTCTGCGCTCTTGGAATCCAATATTTTCTGGATCGCATCCATCGTGTTTTGTAGATCCATTGCGAGTTTTACCGCAATCTAAACATACAGGTGTTTTACCAAATACTTCACTATCTATAATAACACCTTGACTATTAGGATCAAATCCAATATGTCGTTCTTTGCGACTGACCTTAGGACAATAGAAAAATCTGGCTGCTGAACCTTCATCTGCTTGTGCGTCTGTAAATGGCTGAACATTGTATTTGCCACTAATAGCATCATCACCAAATACTGCTCGTTGTTCGCCAGTATCTAATCCTTTTATTTTATGTGTTGATTTTCTTGCACCACTTGTAGAATGTGGGAATAAACTAACCACTTCATCACTACCATCGTGTATAACATTTGCTGGGAAGCGACCTATGTTTGTCTTTTCGGAATATGCGCTTTTTTTATTAGGGTCAAATAGATTTTTTGTTTGTTCGTGTGCACCTATAGGCATTATGTCGTCACCAACTCTTGTAGCATCAATATTGATTGCGCCAGTGCCGTGTTCTAATACATTCTCTCTAATACTACCAATAACAGGCTTTCGTGCCATAACGATTGGTTCGTGTGCTGGTTTTAGTTGTGTGCCCCAACCACTCCAATCACTATCTACTTCTATAACTTCCTCAAAGATGACGCTATACTTTGTGCCTTCGTGGCTTACTTTTAGATTATCACCATTGATATCAGGTAATATATTGTATAGTTTATTTGTTTCTGGATGACGATACTTACCATCTTCTTTAATCATAATAGCAGGATCAAATCGTTGTTTGTCTGGCTTACCATTAGCCTTTTTATGTATCTGTCTCCCAACATCTTGTGATTTAGGAAAGCCACTACCATAGATCCACATAATCTGGTCTCTAATCTCAAAGCCTGCAAACTGTGCTGCCATTGCCATATGGTGATATGTTCTTGCCGCGCTGAACGCAAGTAGATGACCACCTGGCTTTAATACCCTAATACATTCACTGAATACTTCACTCATCCATTTTTGAAACTCTAAGTCATTTGCTAAACTTGTATGTTTCATACCTGATGGTAAGTTATGTAGTGCTGTTAGTTTTGATGTAGTTTCTGTTGCTTTTTTACTATCCCAGTCTTTACCTAAGAATGAGATACCATATGGTGGGTCTGTGACGACCGCATCAAAACTATTGTCTGGGTATTGTTTTAATACCTCTGTGTTATTTCCAT